TTCAAGTGCCAGTGAGGAAAAGATGAGATTAACTCAAGAAGTAATTGACAAGATCCAATTAGCAATGACTCATACTAAAATGAACGGTGAAACTAATTGGAAAGATGGTGATGAGATTGATGTATGTCTTGGAGGTACATTTGCTGGAGATAAGTTTATCTCTATCATAAACAGAACTCGTAGTAACACAACAAAAAGATGAGTGGAGTTTCTTCAGATTATCGCAAGTTCTATCCTTGCCCCAATAAAGATATATTTGATCCTGATGGTGGACAACCTGAAGGATATGTAACTAAAGATGGATCTTGGGCAGCAATTCCTATTATGGGAAGTAAGAAGAGGTTAGGTATTGTTCACAATGGTGAGTGGATGAAAACATGTAGAAACTACAAAGAAGCAGTTTCATACATAAAGAAACAAATTTCTATTGAGAAGAAACTCAAGAAGAAAGGATCATTGGAGAAGTTCTTATGAGTGAAGAGACTAAAAAGGACAAGTGGGAACGTGGTAAGACTTTATTTCTTGAGTCAGTATATAAACCTGACCACGAATTAAGAGCGTGTTCTCATAATCAGCAGTGTTTCCACGAATTGATGGAGATACGAGAAGAGGTGATTAAGATAGTACAGTCAATGGATAATCCACATTGTCCACCAGTTAAAATACCGTTTGGTAAAAAGAATAATGAGGAAATACCTACAGTTACAACACCTTCAGGTGAGATTAGTGAAACTCTTTATAGTGGAACACTTGGTTCATATTATGATAAGGGGATAGATGGATAAGATTGATACACAGGGAATGTCTGCCCCTGCTGATCCTAACTTTAAAGGAAAAATAAAAGCACAACCACATAAACCTATGATGATCTATCCTCGTAGGTTACATACTCCTGAAATGGTTAGAGAGTTGAAGATACTTATTAATGAAGTATTAGATGAGAGAGATGGTAAGAGAGGTAAATCATACTTTGATACTGAGAAGTTTAAGCATAGGATTAATGAACCTGAACCACCTTACGAAAAATGGGAATGATTAACTTTAAAAAGATCAAAGAAAGAAGACAAGAACGATATGAGAAATATCGTGAAATGTTGAGACAAGAAATAAAATCTATTGTTAGAGAGGCAATGGATGAATGGACATCAGATTGTGAATATTTGACTAAATCAACAGATAAAGAAGGACGTTATTACTGTTCTAAATCAGATTGTGAAGGAGTTAGGTTTAGTGAGCAAGAAGCATAGTTACAAAAACCCTTCTAAGGCACAAGACTTATCTCATTTAGAGGCACAAGTCACTAAGGGTAAGAAGTATTATGATGAGCAAGGGTGGGAGATTTCCCCACCCATAAGTGATAGAGAATGTATCTATCGTTGTTTAGAGAACTGTGAATCACTTGCTGGACTTGATAAGAAACAAGTGCAGAGATTGATGGAAGACTTTAAGACTAAGAAAACTGAGTTTGTAAGGAATGAGGAGTACCCAGTATTATGACATGGACAAAAGGATATGAGGATAAACATTCTAATCCTGTATATAAACATGCTGAGAGTCCTGAACAGTGGCAAATAGAATGTAATAGGTTAATAATGTCATGCTATGGTGAAGGGGGTTCAATAGATATTAGACTTATGAATACTGATAAGGATTTGCAACACCAAATTAACATTACTGTTGAGGATGGTAAACTAAAAGCAATAGTATCGGAGCAAACAAAATGAGATTAGGAATTATGTGTTCTGGCAACGGAACCAACTTCGAGAACATAGTTACCAATCCCTTATGTAATAAACATGAAGTTGTGTTGATGATACACAACACTAAACAATGTGGTGCTGTTAAGAGAGCAGCAAAATGGGGAATTCCTCATGTGAGAATACCTCATAAAGACGAAGATAAAATGATAGAAATGTTTAAAGCATGGAATGTAGATCTCATTATTCTTGCAGGATATATGAGAGTGATTAAGAATCCATCTAAGTTTCCTGCTCCCATGATAAATGTTCATCCTTCTCTATTACCTAAGTATAAAGGGCTACATGCTGTAGAACAGGCAATGGAAGCAGGTGATGAGTACACTGGATGTACTGTTCATTATGTTAATGAAGAGTTAGATGGTGGAGAGATAATTATGCAAGGACAAGTACCTATCCTTGCTGATGATGATATAGAGTCATTAACAAAAGCAATCCAAAGAATGGAGTATGCAATTTTACCAGAGGCAATCAAAAATGTTAAGCACAAAATACAGAAATAAAATAGTAGACATTTGTTGTCGTATGATCTCTACTGATGGTGAAGTAGAGTTAGATGAAAGAATATGGATGCACAAACTATGTGAAAAGAATAAACAAGCAAGTGAACTAGCAGGTGCTATGTTATGTCCTAATACTGTGGGTGAAGATGTAAATTATTATCAGTAGGCATAAATTTTTGTTAAAATGTATCAGCAAATACAGACACAATTTGTCTAAATAGTGGTAGAATTAGGAATAACAAGATGATCTGAATCTCTTCGTTATTGTAGTTCATTGGAGGCAATTATGCACAACTTAATTTCATTTAATCAACTCGCTGGATCAAAACATATGGAATATAACGGTTCACAAGATGATTTAATCACAGAATACTACGAGTGTCTAATTGACTGTGAAGACGACCAACATGTTTGTAAACGTATATGTAAGGAGGTTTTAATTTAAAACAAGTACACGTTTAAAGTAAAAGGAACATGAACAAATTTCAACATCCACCTTAAGTAAATTGTATAGTAAACCCTGACCCTCTTGACTTTTAGTTAAGGGGGTTTTATAATATGTAAAATTTGGAACAAATATGACCAAAAGATCTGAGAAGGAAATCATAGCAGCCTTTACTCATATGGCCACTGCTGAATTGAAGGGAACTATAGAACATTTTACTACCTATGACCAGTCAGGAAGAAGTAGTAAGAAGATTGTAATAGAATATAATATAAAAGAATAAGAGGAATCATGCAACCACAAATTAACATAGATTCTCTTTATGATGAGATGAGAGTGATGAGAGATCAATTACTTAATAGAATAGAATTACTTGAGAGTGATGTAGAGATATTGACAAAAGAGAATATGGATTATGCAAAACAAATGTATGAACTAGAGAACTACCTTGAAGATCGTATAGATACTGTGTTAGATTATCTTAAAACAATCAAAAGTAATGAAGGATTGGAGTATAAAGAAGGCAGCAAAGAAGTTAATAAAAAGAGCAAAGAAACATCCTGACTGGTACACTGAACAAGAGATATATTATGCCAAACAAGTTAGGAAACGAATCAAAGATGAAGAACGACAGTCTAAAGATACACAAAAATGAAGATGGTTCATTTAGTATGGAATGGGATAAGCAAGATCCTAATTGGAAGTTTCTAAACGACTTGACATCTAAAGAGATTCAAGTTATTATTGAACAAGCTATTAAATATGATACTAATGGATAACTACAAGGCCTATTCATTGCAGGAACTTGAAGTGTGGGTAAGAGAAGCAGTAGAAGCAGATTGCACCCCTAAAGAAATATATGATTCTATTCTCACTACGGTGAAGAATAATATGAAATATCATAGGGCATGTTATAGAGATAGTGTGAAACTTCTTTCATTATTAAGAGGAAGTAAGCATGAGTTTGAGATAATTGAAAATAATAATATGTCAGAAGAAACTGCATATTGGGAAGGTAGATTGGATGGAAAAGAGTTTGAGGATGCACTTAATAAGTATGGGTATGAATATACTCCTAAGAGTGACCCGATTACAGGTAATATCACTATTCATACTGATAAATAATGGCTCTTTCAACTACAACAATAGAACATTTACTAGAGGCACAGGGATGTTTACGTGCAGCTCTTAAATCGGCTGCAGTGAATGAGAATCCTCTAGTTATCCATCAATTATCTAAATTGTTGCTGGATATTGAACACTGTGAGAACTTTGAGAAATTACGAGATGTAATGGATGAACATAGTAATTCTAGTTAAGAATTGTTATTATAGTATGAAGACAATCTAAAGTTTATAGATATCTTATATAACTTATGTTATGATATCAACAAATACCTCTTCTTCCAATGATTAATTTAGACGAAAGATACCACGATTACTTACAAAAAGGTAAAACATTAAGAATAGATGGTGTTAGTGAACGTCTTCAGGCCTATGGGTGGCATTGTGATGGAAACGAGATAAAAGGATACTATTTGACGACAGAAAACTATAAATTGTATTATAATATGAATGAACAATTTGTTAGGATGGAAGCACTTAAAGAATGTGTTAAAGTATCCTAAAATAAATACAATTATAGGAGTAAAGTTTAAGCTATGTCTACTATTAAGCACGATTTAGAGCATGAAGTTTATCTTGATCCAAAAGATCATAAGGAACACATTAATCATGGTATGTTAGAGTATAGTGAATCGGATTTAAAAGATGTTCATGCCGAATATGAAGAATATCATAAATCTGATGTAGTGAATACTA